AGGATTATTAATATTATATAATGTTACACTTTTAGCATTAACTGAGGATTTTATCCATGCTGATACTCTTATCCAATCTCCTAAAGTTTGTGCTATTGCTTGCGTAAAATAAGTAGTAGGATTTCCTACAGGAATATCCATTCTTAAGGCAAACGTACCTCCATGAAAATCAGTTCCTTCTCTATTTATTGTCGCGCCACTACCAAGAACTTCATTCCAACTTGTTAAATCAGTAGAGGAATTCCAATTTTCTAGACCCCCATCAGTTTGTAATTCTGCCCCTAATGTTGGTGTAATTACTCCAGCATTGGATAAACCAGAAACACCACTGATAAGCGTTGTTGGCCCGTCAGTGGTAAATAAATCCTGTAGCAAATAAACTATATTTGCTAAAGAAAATTTTGTTCCCATTGGAGAGAGTGTATTACCTAGTGGACGCAATTACAACTCCGTATTTATAGTTTTTGGAAGTGGTTTAAATTCTTCCGCCTGAACTTCTGCTATTCTAGCTTCAATAACCTTAATAAGTTTATCTGACTTCTCAAGTTCCTGAGCTAAATTCTTTAATCTAAATAGAACGGCTGTTGAATTTGTATTATTTAATGCATTCTGTAGAGTGAAGAATTTACTATTAATTATTACTTTAAGTTCTTCATCAGAGTACTGTTCTATTGTACGATCTGGTTCTTTGTTACTTCTCGCGTAGACAATTACATCACCTGTCTGAAGATGAAGATTGTTCTTTTTTCTGAAGAAAAAGTCCTCTTCTTCTGACCAAATATCTACTATACAAGATTCATCTCCCTGTCTAGGATCTCCTTCCAAGATAGTTCCTACAGGAGTATTTTCAAATGAATCCCATACTGTAACATACACCTTGCCTAAAATTGTTTTAATATATGATTTAAGCGGTGTTCCACCATGAAGAGCCGTACTATTTAAATTTCTATCCTCGTTATTCATTATTTATCCTTTCATTGATTTAATTTTAGTGGGTAGGCAAGTATATCTCTAAACCTACCTACCCACTATTCAAATTAATTAATTACCTATTAAGTAACCTTTAGTACATAAATTCCATCTGCCTTATCAATAATAAGTCCGAACTGTTGATACAATTCTAAGAACCATTGTGGAGGAGTTGGGTTCATGTCATTCCATTGCTTAGTCTTAATATCTCCGTAAGTGATAAATTCACCTACATTATTCCCAATTACCAAAACCTTATCTGTTGGGATAAGAGCATTGTAATCTTCTGGGTTATCATACTGTTGTTCAATTGCTAGGATTGGAGCACCGTAGTATCTACCAAGCCAACCAGTTGACATAATCTCACGGATATTTTCAGGAACTACTTGTGAAACCCCTGTTCCATCTGTATACCCAGCACCAAAAGTAGTGATAGGAGTTAGAGCCTTTCTAGTACCAAGAACAGCCTTTACACCACCAGTTGTCTGGTTAATACGGTCAATAGCGTTCTTTAAAGGTGTAGCTGTAAGAGGTCCACCTACGTTAATCCAGTTATTAGGAGTGTTTGAACCATTCCAAATTGTTGTCAACGCTGTGAATACTTTACCGATATAGAAGTCACGTAATTTGGCAAGCATTTCAGTTCTAATGCTATCAAGTGTTCCTAACTCACCGGATTCAAGTTCCCACTCATTTGCTGTTACCTTAACATCAGCACCGTCTAGAATATAATTGATTCTATCTGATACTGTAATTTCATGTGCCAAGTGAACGGCACCAGGAACTAGGGTATGAACCTTTAGTCCCTTACGTACTTTCTTCACTAGAGCATCACCTGGGTTTAAACTTCTTGAATTCATCAGCAAGCTGATAAAATCTGTACCAATATGTCCAGGCTGTACATACTCAATTATTAATTGAGCAAGAGCTTCACGATTCCCTTCTTTAACTAGAGAGGCGAAAGCTTCCTTTAACTTTAATTCATCCATGTTATTTAAATCCTCCTAACTATTAACCACGAACTCTGATAGTTAATTTGCTGTTTGTACCATCATAACTGTAAGTTTCACCGATAACACCGGCTGCCATTGATGCTGTTGCTTTTGGTTTACCCGCTGATCCGGCACCATCAGATGCTGTATCGCATACTATGATTAAACATCCAGGTGTGGCGATAGGAGCGCTATATACATATGACCCAGAAGGGAATGTAAATATACCTTCTGTATATGCTAGTGCTGATACACCGGAAGGTATTGTTAAACCTTCCTGTTGTCCAGGATGTGTTAAGTATACAGTTGTTGCAAATGGAGCATTTGCTGCTCTATTCCAACCACCACGTTCTGCAAAATCCACTTGAGGAACTGCATAAATAGGTGTAGGTCTGTTGTCCATCTTCCAGGTAATGCAATAAATAGCTCTTTTAGCTTCTTCTGCAGTTGCTGGAACTTTTGCTCCAGGAAGGTCTACCGCACTACCAAAATCAAAATTAAAACTATGGCCTGTTAGCACGATAAAACGACTTTCTGGTATATCAGCAACGGGAATAACTCCTATTACTTGATCAAAATCATTAATTTCCATTTTTTAAAACCTCCAATTATTTCTTTCCACTATTACGATGTTCTGTAAGAGCCTTAGCTAACTCTTTAGGGTCTGTAAGATTTTTTTGACTTACCTGAATGTTAGGAATTCCAGAATTTCTCTTTTTTAGTAAAGAGGCTTCTCCTTCACCCTTATCTTCTCCCACAAAAGCTACCATTTCCTGTAACAAAAAGTCAAGACCATTGTCATCCAATGATAGAAGCTTATCAGCATTCTCTTCATAATAACTATCTTCCTTGACCAATTTTAAAGCTTCAAATTTAGCCTTAACTGCAGAAAGTTTTTCAGCTCTCTCTACAACCTTATTGGCTTCATCTTTGAATTCACGAAGAGGATTTAATTCCTCTTCCAAAGTCTTTACAGCGGTATTAGCTTCGTCTAACTGAGCTTTTGCTGTCACTAGTTCCTTTTCCTTAATGTCTAACGTATTGTTAGCTAAGGCTAGTTGAGCTGTAAGTTCAGAAACTTTGCTTTCCAGTTCTATCTTTTCCAATTTATAATCCTCCGTGTTAATGTCCTTACCACCAGATATACTAGCATCGGAAAGTAATTTACCTACCTGAGCTTTAATATCTTTTAGAGTGTTTTGTGGTATAGGTGCTTGTTCCATTTCTTCTAAAATGCTTGGGAAACGACTAGGGTCAATCGATCCTTCCGCATCCTTAAATGCAAAATAACGAGTACCGTCTCTTTCTATATACATAAAATTTTCATCGGGTAAATTTTCTATGTAGGCCGGACTCCATTTTATAGCGGCTACGGCTAACAACTGAGTTCTACCAGCATACGCCGGCATTCCAACAATTGTCACTGCTCTAAGTATAGTACCTAGTAAATCTACTATTCCATTTTTTACGGTTGAAGAACTATATAGTATCTCCCAGGAAACATTTACTGGTTTATTTTTATTAACCATTTCCTTGATTGTAGATACATCTTCTGTTCTTTCATGATCCCATAAAGCGGCTAGAGCTACTATTTTATTTCCGTCTTTAGTGAGGTTTGTTATTACCCCCAGAGGTTTAGCATCCTCATGGCCGTCCTTTATCTCCCCCATAGCCATCTTTACTGGCTTAAATATTCCAGAATTTATTAGATTATCGAATTCATCTTGTGGAACTCTCTGACCATTTTTATTTGGTTTATCATCAGTTAGTATAAATTTAGCCCATGTTACTGCCTTACTAGCCGTAATAGATGCCGCCATAGCTTCACCAAATTGAGCTATTACATCCTCTTTACTTATTAATTCTACAATACTGTCTATTGTGTTATTAGTCATTATGTTATAAACTCCGCTCTTTTAGATAATTAATTGAATCTTCTAAAAGTTTAATACTATCATCTACTTTGGGCTTATTATTTTCGTAGTATTTTTGATTATATTCGGTATATTTACCCATTAATCTATCCTTATAGTACCATACTGCACAGTTCTGTGTCTATTATAGTTGAATTATCCATATAAAACTCCCAATTTACTTGCTTTTACTATTATCTTTAGATGATTTAGGTGCTGGTTTTTCAGTAACCGGCTTACCAGGAGCACTAAAAGGTTGTTGTCCAAATTCAGAAAGACCCTTTTTCTCTATCAACTTCTCTTCTTCCTCTAGTCTATCAGCCTCTTCTTCAAAATTGTAGCCCAAATATTCTGCTACTGATCCCCTACTTATTCCAGACATGTTATAAAGTTTCTCTAAGCTAGCCATAAATTCCGCAAAGGAGTGCAGATTTAACGCCTTAAACTTTACCATCGGTGGTTTAAAATTATTTTCTTCGGCAACACTTCTACAAACATCTCTAATTATTTTTAATATTTTTCTTCTTAAAACTTCCATTGTTTTTACTGGGGATAGTACTGCAACCTCAGAATTTGTTGTTCCAGACTTAGCTGCCTCACCTGTAATAAGAATTCTAGGAAATCCAAGACCGAAAAGTATTTCCTCATTTATATCATTATATCTTCCGTCCTCAGATAGTAGCGTAGTTTCAGGAAATATCCATGAAATATCTACTGTATGATTTGTAATTAGTTGAAAAATTCTTTCCAGATTCTGATCGGATTGAAATCTCAACATAAGTTGTGATCTTAGTTCTGAGAATACTGTTTTATCTTCCTCACTTGAGGTCACTGGATACTCATCAGACCCAACTTTTATATGCATAATCGCACTAATAACCTTATCCATGATGGAATAATCCATTCTTCTCATTCTTCTTTTATGCTGTAAAGCATCAAGAACTGATGCAATATATGGAATTGGATATGCATTATCAGTCAAATATTTACGTCTAATTATTAATTTATTATCCAATAAGATAGTTCTTTCACCACTTAAAACAGCCTTAACAAAGTCTGGATAGTAGGTCTTAAGATTTTCAAATAGCTCCTTATCCTCAGTTCCGTCAGAGTACTTACCACCAGTTTTAATAAAACTTACTACTTCATCAGGAATAATAACAGAGTACGATGGGGTATCAGACATCAATGAGGAATTTATCTTAATTGATTTTGGATCTCTAACCCACATACTTACTGGAAAGATTAATTTATTATATTTCTTAATTCCAAGCTCAAATATCTCTTCCTTTTCTACCGGCCCATACCCAATTTCTGGAACAACTAACCCAGAAAGAAGTAATTCCTGTGCTATTGTCTCTGAAAATTCAAGTAATCTAGGCTTTAAAGCTAGAAACACTCTAAATTCATTGTCAGATAATCCGGACTTTGATATAATTATATCATTTATTCCTATTTCGACTAACTTATTGATTACTGTATGAACCAGTGGCTCTGTTTTATAGAAGAATCTACACAGAGTAACAGTCTCGTCAAAGGAGGTTTTATCTACTACCTTTAAAGAGAACGTCTTAGCGTCCTTCCATACATTAGTACTAGTAGCAGCAAATCCCTGAGCTGCTTCTGCTTTTTCGTAAAGCAATTTATCCAATGCCTTAACTTTTTCTTTTTCTGCCATTTTTTATTACCTCTTAGTTAGAAAATCCATGCAGGTTTTAGCAACGGTTTTCTTTCCTGTGCTAAAATCATGCCGTTAGTTAGATGGTATGCTCCAATACAACATAGAAGAGCCGAAGTAAAATGGTCTTCACCCTTCTTACCACCTCTATCAGTAAGGGTTCTATATGTTATATCTCCTGTAACACTTTTACTGTAAGTCATTCTTTCGAGTTCTGAAACCATATCTAAATCTGTTGAAGAGTAGATTATTTTATGATTGTTTGAATACTCTTGTAGAACAGATACAGTAAATGGTTTTGTCTTTGATTTTATTTCCTCCCCATCAGCCCCTATTCCTATAACCAGGGAAGATGAAAAATCTATCTGAACTATTCTTTTATCATAATTTTTCTGTATATATTCTTTATCCTGTAGAAGATGTTGTCTTACAGATTTACCTGCGTTTCCCTCATCCATTCCTATTAACTGTGGTTTAAATTTGGTATCAAGTAAATCTATGATTTTCTCTTGGACTGGATAAGACACCTTAGATAATCTTATTCTCCCATGAAATTTTATTCTTTCGTTGGAATCTAAGTACGCTATAATTATAGCTGTTGGCTCTGTGTACCCTAAGTCTATTCCCATGAGAACACCATATTCTCTAGCTCTAATTGATGGGAATGCGGAAATTTTAGTTACTATTTCGTCTAAATTATCCTCTAATTTTATTCCGTCAATAGTTAATTTAACTACTGGATATGGTTCTATCTCTAAAAGATTCCTATCAAATAAAGAAAATATTGGTTTTCCATGAAGACCGAGTACGTAGTGGATGTAGTCATCTGTGTCTTCTCCACCATACTGTATTCTAAATCTTTCCATATCTTCTTCTGTAATTCTTGGATTATTTTTTGCTGATACTCTATGTTTAGTATAACCACCGTTATCAACATCTGCCATGTATAAAACATTTCCCTCTCTTAATCCTGTAGGAACTCCAGCCACTATCTCCCTAAATCCGGTAGTCCACACATTTAAAGACGGTTGCATCTCTTGAAATGCTGGGAATGGAAAATATCCTCCCTCGTCAGCCATGATTATTGGGGTGTGCAAACCAATGAGATTAGCTCCGGTTCCAGTTTGGCCGGCTATTCTACATAGAAGTGATGATTGGTTTAGTAATGTTATTTTATAATCAGAACTATTTATACCACTATTCTTCTCTAAGAAATTTTTTAGAAAGGAATTAGACCTAAACTGTCTAACTAAATTAGTAAATACTGGCTCTAAATGAACTTTACTGGGAACTGTGTACAGAATATAATCTTCAGGAAATACCTTAAAAATGAGCATCCAAATAATTAGCGATGACAGTGATACTGTTTTTCCTGTGGCTCTCGCTGTGCATACAGAAACGTGATCATTAAAATCGCACAAAATTTCATTCTGATAGTATGAAAACTCGAATGGAGCATCTATTCCAGGAACTAAATCTACGTTGTAGATAAATTCTGAACAGAATACTGGATGCCTTAGTATCTCATAAAGCATCATTTCATCTTCAGTTGGTTTTACTTTTATTGCCAATTAGGCTGTTCTCCAGTGGTCTATAATTTGCTCTTCTAAGAGCCTATCCCCAATATATATGGGTGGGGTAGAAGTCTCGCTTCCAAAATTTCCTCCCCATTTGCTTCTATAATATGATTCATTATTTTTAAATTGTCTGTCAGTAGTTCCACCAACTCCTTGATGAATAGTTCTACTCCAGAAGTGAAAAAATCTGGCACTGGCTAGCGTACAACACTTTAGCCCAGATATAACTATTCTTCTCGCATAGTCATTATCAATAAAATATGCTGGAAAGAATGCCACATCAGTATAGCCAATTTTTTCAAATACCGATTTTTTATATAAACAGCAATTTTGTATATCAAATAACTTCATATCAGCTACGATTGTCTCGCTAGTTTGACCAGTAAATGCATCCCAAGGTCTAGAAGAAAATTCATAGAATGCTAAATTACCGCCTTGAAAATAACGTGAAACTTCCGGGTGTTCACCTATTAAGTCTTTTACATCATACTGTAAAGAACTTATACACTCATAGTCTGTTGTATTGGCTAACTCTATTAAACCGTCAATACAGTTTGGATAAACTACTATGTCATTTCCAGCAACTATAAGATATTTATAGTTATTATCTTTCCACGCATAGTCATATACATCATTGAGAGAGTATGGAAATCCCATATTCTTTGGATGTAATTTAAATTTTATATCTGGCTGTGTCTGTACCCAGTCTATGGTTTGAGTATCATCTGGTTTTCCTATGACTATATAAAAATCAATAGGTGTTTTACATGTGTCTCTAATTGACTGTACGGCTAATTGGGTAAATTCTATATTTCCGTAAGTCACAATTCCAACTAAAGTATCGTTCATCCCATAACCTCTTCTATTTTATTAATTACGCTAGCCTCGTCTGTAACGTTTGACCAAAATTTTTGTATTGGAACTGGGGTATTTACTACAAAAGATGAACCCTGTTGTTCATAAGTAAAAGACAATAATTTTATATTTGGATTCATACAGTTCTTTTTTACCTGAGTGTATACATGAGGACCAGAGTTTCTTCCTATTAATGTAGAACAAAAGGTACTGAGGTATGATAACTCATTTAAATCAAATCCCCATCCAGCACTTCCTATTATGTTTCCAGAGTGAAAAACATTAGGTAATTCAAATGGAACTCCTTGAGATGTAATAAAGCACTTATCTCTATGATTTTCGGCTACCTTGTATATTACCCCAACCATATCAAAATTCTGTGCTTGATTAGATTGTACAGTACCGTTGTCTATAAAAATCTTATCTTCTGGATGTTTCTTTATAAACTTATCTACACTTTTTATATTATACTTAGAGTAGTTAATATCGGGTATATAGTCTATTGGAGAACCAGGTAGAACCCCTAAATTATATGTAGCTAACATATCGTTATGCATCTGATAAAGTTTTTCTACTGTACATCCTATTCCAGGGAGAACGTAAGAACCATTTCTACCTATCCAAGTATTAACATATAAATTTCCATTGCCGTCATCCCAAGACCCCCTCATACTATCCATATGAACTGTGTACTCCTTAAAAACAAGTTCTGGCATATCCAAAAGAATTGAATGTACTTTTCCATGAGAGTATGAATGAGCAAGAGATGGAACTAGTTTAATCCACGCCCTTACAAACTCCCTCGATTCAAATATATCTCCGGCACCGAATGGGTTATAAAAAATAACTTGATTATACATTTTTGACTAAAACTCCAAGACCGGAGTGTAGCCTATGATTCATGTAGCTATAGTTATATTTTTCTGCAAAATCTCTACAAACAGTATCCAAGTATGGTAGCCACATTGTATCATCAACAATAAGGACATTTGCCCCTACATAGTCCATATCAACTAGGTCTTTCATACATCCTTCAGCAGTATGGTCTCCATCTACTATTCCGAATATACTACCAGTTCTTGGTAGATTTTTTAATTCCTCTTTATTTGATTCAAAGAAATCATGACTTGACCCCATACATAGTATGAAATCTCCATAGGAATCTGCTAGGTAACTAGCCGCATCGTCTACCTCTAAATTAAACATATTATTGTCTATAGCTATTACTCTATATAATGATCTTTTGGGGGCATTGGATAGAGTAAAATTATAGAAAGTCTGGTCAGTGGAAGTTTCTGGTGATTCCTCAATAGGTAATTCTGCTAAGGCATTTAACACAAATGCTGATGATTTGCCCCATAGGAATCCAGTATGTATTACAATCTCTGGCTTATAGAATTTAATTAATCCAGTAAGTAAACCAAGAGTTTCATCATTCATCCATCCACAGTGATAATCTTTTCCTACAGTCAAACTTTTAAGGTATGCTATATCATTACTCAGATTGTTCATCTGCTAACCTCACCTGCTCTTCTACCCAGTTATAAGTTAATGTGAGTCCACCACGTAATGATACTTGAGGAACCCAATTTAATGTTTTCTTCAAAAGAGTATTATCTGAATTTCTACCACGTACTCCTTGAGGACCATCTACATGAACTATATCTAAATCTACATCGGCAATTTCCATGATGAGTCTAGCCATGTCATTAATAGAAATTAAAACATCCTGTCCTATATTTAATGGGCTTCTAAAATCTGAACGCATTAACTTATGTATACCCTCAACACAATCAGAGATATAACAGAAAGAACGAGTTTGTTCACCGTCTCCCCAAATTTCAATAGAAGGCTCATTATGTAATTTAGCATATGCAACTTTTCTACATAGTGATGACGGAGCTTTAGCTCTTTCTCCTCTCCATGTTCCCTCTACTCCATACATGTTATGAAATCTAGCTACTCTAGTTTCAATTTCATAGTCCTTGGCATAATGATGACAAAGTTGTTCCATTGTAAGCTTTTCCCATCCATACGCATCTTGAGGTTGTGCGGGAAAAGCGTCTTCCTCTTTAAGGGGTTTTACATCTACCTCGGTTTGTCTATACTCTGGGTATACACAAGCAGATGAGGAGAAGAAGTATCTTTTCACTTTATTCTGCCTTGCGGCTTCCAAAGTATTAAAATTTATATTAGTGTTATTATATAATATTTTAGAGTGGTTAAAAGATATAAATCCCATACCGCCCATATCTGCAGCTAGACCATATACCTCGTCTATTCCATCTGTAGCTTCTAAAGCATTATTAAAATCAAGCAGGCTAGCAAGTTTAAATTCATCTGCAGAGGTTTCCCCATTATACTTGTTATATTTATTATCAACACCTCTTACCCAGTAACCTTCATTTTTTAGGTAATTTACTAAGTGATGTCCAATAAATCCACCAGCTCCTGTAACCAATACTTTAATTTCCGAGTTTTTCATACTGTCTCCTATATAAATTAAATGCCTTTAATGTCCTATCTGGTAAATGTTTTTCCCAGTTTTCAATGTCTCTAATTAAACTTAAGGTTTCAAAATGACCCTGAATTTCGTCTAGAAAATTCTGTTTTAGGGACTGTTCATTTCTTTTTTGATATACAGTTGGAGGACCAAATACTGGTCTAGTATTCATTAGATATTGACAGATATATCCACCCCATATATCATCCATTCTTCCAACTCCAGGTAATACCATATAGCTTGGTAATGCATCTCTAGCTATAAAAGTATTTTGGCTGTTGAAGGATGTATAGTCTAAGGTGGTAAAAAAGTCTTTAACTTCCAATTTCAAATCTTTTGGATTATAAAGAATTCTGCACACCGCATCAACATCTGGGTCTCCATCCCATAAATCAGCCTGTAGTAATACCTTTGATTGTAGTTTACCTACGTACCTAGTATTACTAAAATTAGTTAGGGACATTGGATATCCTCTATGCCAAAGATTACTATGATTTGTAATCTTCATGGGGTCAAATATTCCACTATCATTAAGATATGTATCTACTATAGCCTCATACCCAACAAGGATTTCTTTACCCCAGTTATCATATGGAATATTATCATCGTCTATACTAGCTACAATATTGGCTCCACGCTTATAGGCTTCTATAAATCCTATATTCCTACGCATTATGCAGTTCCAACCAATAGCGTCACTTAATTCTTTATAGTTAGATTCTTGAAATTCTGGTGATAAATATATGCATCCAATGTTTTTATATAAATCATGTGGTGTTTTTAAGTCTCCGACTACAATAACAATCCAGTCATTCATAGAACAGAATTTTAATGTTGCCTCGGACGGAGGATAAATACTAGTTGTTACTATATACTTTTTCATAGGCTTTGTATCTTTAACTCCTCATCATCAAAAAATCCCCAATTCCCAGTATTAGTGGAGGTGGTAAATTCCTTAACTGCCAAGTTTCCATCATTCCAATATCCAACTCCAGCATTAGCTCCTCCAGCATTTCCATTGTCATGTCCTATGTGGAATACGAACAAGTCCCAAAGAACATCTATGTTATAACCAGCTAGCCATGCTTTCTTATGTAAGTTAGAATCTGCGTAGCCTCTACCTAATAAGCTCTCTTCAAATCCTTTTATATCATACCAAATATGTCTATGAGCTATTTGAAAATCTCCACAACCGTTTACCATACTCCATATGTCACCTTCAAATAGTGCTGTTTTCCCCTGCTTCCCCATTCCAGGTGTATTAAACATATCCCCATTTGGAGCTATAAATTCTATTAGAGTTTCTCTAACATCCTCTTTCATTCCTCCCGCACTTTTAATATCATTCCAGCTTAACATGTATTTAGGAATTGCATACATGGTAGTTACGTCCTTGATTGTTTCCAAGTACCTTCTTGGTGGAACTAGTACGTCAATGTTTGTTGATATTAAAAAGTCTGTTGATAGTCTGCTTATTCCTATATTTCTAGCAAGTACTTCACTTACTGGTTGCGTTACTTCTTGGTAGTTTGTAAATCTTTTAGCCATGTCTGGTGTAACTACTATATATTTTAATCTTTCTGGATAAATTAGATTATTCTTCAAATCAGTTACTAGATTATTACCATCCGAGTTCCAGTCTACGTAGATAACTTCATCCATAGTTTCAAGAGCTGCATTGAGAACATATGATGCTTTTTCTACTAAATCCCCACCATAGTTATCATTCCTAGCTACGATGGCGGCTCCGTAAGTACTCATAACTCCTCCTTAAATATCCTATTAAATTCCTTTAAATAGTTGTCTGTAGACCATTTATCATAAAAATTTTCCAACGGCTTTATACCTTTATTTAAAATATCAAGTAATGAATTATTTTCTACGGTAATGTCTTTTGATACTATATGCCTAAACATCATATTATCTGTAATAGCTATCGGTCTTTTTACTGAAAGAGCATAGTCTATAACGCTGGATAGTCCCTCATTAAATGAATTGTATAAAAAGGCGTTCAAATGATTACCACCTAAAAAGTCTAATAATTGTTCATTGCTTTTCATATCAGTGGTAATATTTAATTGTATCCCTGGTTTTTTATTTCTATTATAACATTCCTGAATAACCGATCTTGCTGTTTCCCCATTAGAGTCTCCGAAGTGACCATTAGGTATGTGTAAATTAATTATAGCATGGTCCATTTCACCATTAACTTTTTCTACTAGCTCTGGAAACCCCTTATGCCAAAATCCAAAACCAAAACTTCCTATAACTGGAATAGGACTGTGTACAGATACTCTATCTTGTTTATACTCAAATAGTGGTCGTGGGAGTAGAATTTTTCTATCATTAGAAACTCTAATAGAATCTGATTTTTCATAGCTACCATGAAACACGTATTTGTCATAGTCCTCTCTTATAAATCCATCATGGAAGATAAAAAAATTTTTAATGGTAGGTCTAAGTAATTCTGTTGTTAACCATCCCATCGTTATAGGATACCAGTTATGAAGAATTATACTAGGCTCCATATCATATATTGCCTTGTTATATTCTAGTGGAGAGTCAACTTCCGTGTAAACTACAGATAACTCTTTTGACCGTAATGCTAAATAAGCTATTCTTCTACCAAATTGATATACTCCACAATTTTTTATGGAATGATTTATAATTAGAACGTCTATCATTTTTTCTCAAAATATGAATGATAGGTTTTAGTTACATTAGTAAAATCACTATTTCCAGCCTCAATATCTATGGCTCTAATTAGTTCTGTTCTGATGGAGTTCTGTTCCTGGGCTCTGATTGCGGCTTTTAATCTAGCTTCCTCAGACAACAGTGGATTCATAATATCCTCTTGTGCAAACCAACATCTCATACTAGTAGTAATCAACTGGTCTATAAGAAACCCTAAACTTTTATTTGCTATACTACTCATGGTTTGAACTCTCCTTCTCTTGTTACCATAATAAATTCAGGCATAGGAAAGACTAGAGATCCTCCTGTTGACAGGTACTGCTGAATTTTTGGACTGTTTATAATCGAATCTTTAAAGTGCCATACTGGAACTAAATAAAACTTGGGATTACTAGCAAAACTTTCTGCTTCTGATATTATTTGAATATCTGAACCTGCTGTTCTAAGACCAAACTTATCCCTGTTAACCTCAGATGCAAAAGGAACATCACGCATAGTTACCCCACAGTATTGAAGAAAGGTATTACCTTTTGTACTTGCTCCAAATAAATGCACCACTTCGTTTTTTTCTCTAACCCAGTCCAAAAACGTTCTTGTATCCTTCTTTATTTTTTCAACTTTTTCTGAGAATAAATCAAAGTCATGAGTAGAGAAGTAATTAAACTCGTCCACTGTATTCTTTATAACACTATCCTTTGTTGGAATATTACTATCCTTATGTACCGCCGTAACTCTAACACTCCCACCATTTACATTATTGTAACTTACATCAACCACCCTAAGACCGGTTTCATTAAGTATGTCAATTACATCGAGTAATCTATAATACTCAAGATGTTCATGACATATATTGTCGAAAGCCGTAGCTAAAAACATAGATAGAAGGTCTGTAAATTGAATCACGAAAATCCCATCCTCGTGTAATATTTCTTTTACATCCTTACAAAAAGATATGGGATCTGGTAAATCATAGAACATCGCTATGGCTGTAATTACTTTTGGTTTTAATTGTCCTATACGTTCTACAGCACGATATTTCTCTGCTGAGAAGTAATCATTTACAAATGTACACTCTGGTCTAGATAAATTAAGTGCTGGGTCAAATCCAATCTTACA